GGTAATGGCGCAATCTTTGATCAAGGCGTTACCGCACCAACATTTCACGGTGACTTGGATGGTAATGCGGCAAATACTTATGCTCAAGCGTATGCATCAACAGCCACATCAGGTGGTGGTTCTATTACAGATACAGCAACACCATCAATAACAACACCAACTGCTACTAATGTTCTTACATATTTAACGAAAGCCGCAGGTGGTATTCGTAAAGTTCTTATTGACAAGGGCGACTATTTTAAAAACTTTATTGATAAGTCAAGTCGATATGATGGCATCTCGAATGGATATATGTCATCTGCCAAGGCAAGATCAAAACTAAGAGACACATCAAACTCAGGTAACAATACATTTGTTGGAACTCTGTTAAGGGAGAACTGGATTTGCGCAGAGTATAATAACCCAACACCAAGACGTATTGGTAGAACAATCAAGCAAGAGTCTACACCTATTCTTAGCAATAAGCCAAAAGATATTTACACACCACAGATTGCGGCGACATACGTTCCTAAGTTCGAAGTCGGAAATATCGTACCTGAGGCTCAATATAATCCATTGAACCAAGATGATATCACTATTAAAACAAAGTTGAATAAGGGTATTACGATTGCTAAGTTCTTGGGTAGTGAGGATGCAACAAATCTCAAACACATCAGAGATACGGAGGTCAAGCGTAAGATCGCCCAACAGCTATATCTACAGGCACTTGTTTTAAAAAGAATACAAGAAGATAATGAAACTTTCAAGGGTATCAATCTCGTTGTATCTGAAGGTATCTATCGCCCTGGTCCATCAGAGACTATGACGAAGGGAGGCATCAATGATCTTAAGTCAAAGGGTCGTGCAATAGTATATAAAGCAGTAGATCAGAATGGTGTTGAGAATGCATTGGCGTTATTTGATATTGCTGAGTTCTTAAAGGACTCTGTGTTCTATGAAGAAATGAAACTATCCTACGACACCCTAGAATGTGATGGCGCAGGTCTACCAGTTCTCAAAGCAAGATTGATTATCATTATGCCTGAACTTGATGAGAACTGGAGTGCTACATTCAACCGTAAAGTTTCTACAGAATACAACAGGCAACTACTATCACAAGGCGAACTTGTTGAGTGCCTTTTGGAATCATTCGAAGACCTTGAAGAGAAAGCAGTACAAAACTCTGCTGTGCCACCAACTGATGGTATCGTGACTCATTCTAGGGGTCCAGACAGAAAGAACTGGCCTAATCAACGTATTGTTGATTCCATTGCAGAAGCGGTGCGTGAACTTGGCGTAGGATATACTGCACAGATTACGGCTGATGGTGGTCGTGCAAGTAGATCAACAGGAACACAAAACCACCCAGTGGGCGAAGCGGCAGACCATTACTTATTGCTAAATGGCAATCGCATTAATCCATCTCAGAATAGAAGTCTTTATGTTCGCTACATTAGAATACTCGTGCGTAATGCTAAGGCACGTGGAGTGCGTCCTGGTATTGGTGGATATCCTTCATTCATTCACTATGATGAGAGTGATTGGAGACAAGGTAAAGCAGGGTCTGCTGGAACTTGGAATAGTGGTTTTGATGTTTCATTCGCAAAAAGCTTATAAATAATAGCAAAAATGAGAAAGTATTATGGCAACTAATAGAGTTCTATCAAGGGAAGACGGTAATCTCAGCACCTCTGCTTTAATCACGAGTAGAGTTGTTGAGTTTAAAGATATTGATCTATTGTTTGCTGCGAAACCGAATGGCGAAATCTATAAGAAAAGAGATGCAGCTGCGGTTAAACAAGCGGTAAAAAATCTCATTCTGACAAACTATTATGAGAAGCCATTCGAACCATTCTATGGTGGTAATATTAGAGCACTCTTATTCGAACTTGCAGACGATGATATCGAAGAAGAAACTCGTGATCAGATTGCAAGAGCGATTGCAGCATATGAACCAAGAGCACAAGTGCGTAATATATTTGTAGATTGGCAAGAGGAAAGAAACTCGCTAACGGTGACAATCGAGTTTCAAATCGTAAACACAGAAGAAGTAGTGACATTCACGACTTCACTATCAAGGTTAAGATAAATGGTAACAACTATTAAATCATCCGCATTAGATTTTAATAATATTAAAAGTAATCTGAAAGACTATCTTGCTAACAGGGATGAGTTTAAAGATTATAACTTTGAGGCTTCTGGTTTATCTAACATTCTTGATGTGTTGGCATATAACACACATTTGAATGCTCTTATTGCTAACTTTGCTTTAAATGAATCTTATCTGCCTACTGCACAACTTAGATCATCTATGGTATCATTGGCAGAGGGTGTTGGTTATGTGCCTGATACAAAGACTGCATCTCAAGCAAGAGTTCGTTTGACTTTAAGTTCATCTGCGGCAGGTCGTAGTACATCGATTACTTTACCTGCATATACAAAGTTTACTACTACTGTTGATGATGTAACATATACATTCCAAACCGTATCTTCACATGTTGCTAACGATGATGGTACAGGTTTCTATGAGTTCAAAACTTCAGACGACTCAAATCGTATTCCCATCTATGAGGGTACTCTTAAAACTAAGACATTCCTTGTGGGTGAGTATGAAGACAATCCTGTGTATATCATTCCAGACGACACCATTGACGCTGACACTGTTACCGTCAAGGTCTATCAGAGTGCTTCATCATTAGAATCCACAACGTATCAGAACATTACTGGTGTTACAACCATTAGTGCTAACTCTACAATCTATATTCTTAAGGAAGCACCTAACGGATATTTCGAACTATCTTTTGGTGATGGTGAGACTTTTGGTATTGCTCCATCCGCAGGAAATAAGATTGAAGTACAATACCTATCTACCAAAGGTGCAGAAGCGAATGGGGCAACAACATTTACTCCTGTTGCTCAATACTCTGATGGTACGATCACGGCTGATGTCAATGTTGTAACATATGTGAACTCCATAGGCGGTGATGAAAAAGAGACTATTGAATCTATTCGTAAGAACGCTCCTTTCCAATATGCAACACAAAACCGTATGGTCACGGCAGCTGATTACTCATCACTGATTTTGAGAAACTATTCTACTCTTATTCAGGATATTGCATCATGGGGTGGAGAAGAGGCATTGAAACCTGAGTTTGGTGCAGTGTATGTTTCTATTCAATTTGAAGACGATGTGACTGCAAGTACAATCGCTAATACCAAGCAATCTATCAGAACTCTTGCGGATCAGCTTTCGATTGTCTCATTCAATATTCGTTTTGTTGATCCTATTGAAACATTTGTTGAGATGGATACGTTCTTCCAGTTCAATCCTAAGTTAACAGACTTGACACTTCCAGCGATTCAAGACAGAGTGAATACTGTGATCACAGATTACTTTGCAGAGAACACAGGTGGATTTACACAAGCATTTAGACGTTCTAATGTGTTGTCTGAAGTTGATGATGCATCCGCAGCTATTCTATCATCAAGAGCAAATGTTAGAATGCAACAAAGATTTATTCCAACTACACCAAGTCTGATATCAGTTGTCAATAGTCTTTTAACTAATCCAGACACAACGCCACAAGCAGAGTTTGATAAAATCGTGGAGCTAGTTGTCGATCAAAGATACAGAGATGCAGCCAACTTCATGATTAATCAAGACTTGACAGGTGAGAACTTTACGGTTGTTGAAGAAAAGCTTTCGTCTACTAAACTAAGAAATAATCAACAACTCCAGTTCCCAGTTTCTATTGCTGCACCTGATGACAACGAGTACATCATTACAAGTAACGAGTTCGTGTATCAGGCGCAAACATGTACTCTACGTAATAAGTTGAGTTCTAATATTATTCAGATTGTAGGTGTAGGTGGTGCTATTATTGTAGACAATATCGGAAACTATAATGCATCCTCTGGTGTTGTTACTTTGAACTATTTCAATCCAACAAGTATTTCTGCTGGACTAGATAGAATTAAACTAGCCGCCGTACCGTCTAACCAATCTGCTATTGCGCCGACTAGAAACGAACTATTAAAGTTTGATCCAGATAGATCAATCACAACTGCCGTAACTGTAAGTGCGACTAACTAATGTCAACTAAAGATAAAACAAATATATTCACGAATAGGACGGATATTAATCTGTTTAGAAGCGAGATAGATCAGGTCATTCCTGAGTATTTTGCTGAAGACTATCCTAATATCAAAAAGCTATTTGATGCCTATTATGAATATATGGACTCTGCGGATAACCCATCAGGGCAAATCCAAAGATTATTTTCGTCAAGAGATGCCACACAGGTTCCCACCAAACTTCTACAATATCTTGAAGACGAACTTCTACTTGGACAAGCATACTTTGGAGGCTTCTTAAATAAAAGGGAAGCCATTAAGTTTTCTAATACATTGTATCGCTCCAAGGGTACGAAGTATAGTATCGAACAGTTCTTTAGAGGGTTTTATGGTATCGATCCTACGATTACTTACCCAAAAGAAAACATCTTTAAAGTTGGTCCAGCCATTGATTATGGTCTTGATAGTATCAACAATGCGGGACAACAGATTAAAGAAGCTGCTTCAGTAATCGGACCAGAATCCCGTAAGTTTATCACAGATGATAAGTTATATCAAGTTATGTCTGTTTTGATTCGTATTGGTCTACCTTTGAATGAGTGGGTTGAAGCATACAAACTATTTGTGCATCCAGGTGGTGTATATCTAGGATCAGAACTTCTCTTAGAACTCGTGAATGAGATTGGCTTGACAATAGATCAAGATGAAATCGGTGATCCAATCGAAGAACAAGTT